CCATAGCGGGGTACTCCCTGCATTTATGCTTCCTCCACGGTAATGACCGCCACACCGTCCACGCGGCTGACCGCGCGGCGATCGGCGATCGCGTTGATAGCTGCTGCCAGCTGGGTCTCGTCCTGGATGTCGGCGTTGATGCCGGCATCGGCCAGGACGTTCAGCAGCTCGCGCTGCAGCATGTTGAAATAATCGGCCAGCATGGGCGTCGCTCGGACGTTGCTGGCCGGGTCTCCGTTTCTCCACTCACCTTCGGGTGTGGTCCGCTCGGTGAAGGCGCTTACCTTCTCCATCGTTAAGCCTCCTGATAGCCCACGTTCAAAATCAACCAGGACGGCGCGGCTTCGTGCAGCGCGCACTCCACCAGCTGATCGCCCCAACTCCGCAGCGGGTCGCCAATCTCCGACGCGCCAACCTCAGCCACACGCACCACGCCATTCGGCACCAGCACGTCCCACGCCCACAGCCAGTCCTCACCGTTCATCGGGTCGCCGATCTCCGCGCCCCGCGTACCGGCACCGGCGGCCAACTCCATGGTCGCCTCGCGGTGCTCGATGATCTGCGCGCCCTCGTAGCCCAGCCCCTCGGCCAGGTCGGTGTAATCCTGCTGGCGCATGCCGCCTCGGCCGACAATTCGCCCGATCAGCGCCACACGGCGATCGGTCAAGCTCTGCTCGGTGGGCGCGCACTCGCTGGGCAGGCTGTAGCTGCGCTCCCACTCGGGAAACAGCGCGTCGGCCTGGCGCGGGTCCGCCTCGGCCAGCAGCTCCAAGGCCCGGCCATCCACCCGCGCGAACTCCTGGGCGGAACCGTCCAGCAGCCGCTGCAGGTTGCTCTCCGGCTCGGTCGGCCAGACCATGCCCGGCGGCAGCAGGCTGAACAGCAGCCCGCGATAGTCGGCGCCCGTCAGCTCTGCACCCATGTCACCCCTCCCCAGATCGGCAGCACGCCCGTGGCGTGGGTCACGTCAGCGGTGGGCGACTGCAGGTCGTAGTCCTCCACGCCAGGCGCCAGGCTGATCGCCGCGCGGATGCGGGAAATCAGCAGGGTGCCGCCCGGCTCGCCCTCGCGCTCCACCAGGTCGGCCAGAGCCTGGGCGGCGGCGCTGCGCACCTCCTCGGTGTCCGGCGTCACGATCAGCTCCGGCGCGAACGCCTGGGTATCCGGCGCCACCACGTACACCTGGGCCTGCACGTTCCGGCGGCCCTTGATGTAGTCCAGCACCGCGTCCAGCAGCTGCTGCGAGGGCAGCGGGCCGTCGCTGGCATCGTCCGCCATGACGCGGATCACCACCGAACCCGGCCCCATACCCCTCGGGTCCTCCCAGGCACGGGTCACGCCCGGCACCTCCAGCGCCCAACCTTCCCAGTCACCCTCGGCCCCGCCGCGCGGCACCCGCGCCCGGCGCAGCAAAATGCGATCACGCCAGCTGCTGTGCGCCTCCAGGTCAGCGCCGCCCCGGATGCCATCGGCACCCACCACGGCCGCCGTAGACACCCCGGACAGCGGCGACACCAGGCGCAGCTCCGCGCCGTCGTCCTGATCACCAGCCAGACCCGCCTCCAGCGCCTCAATGGTCGCCGTGGCAGTCGCGCCGCCGATCACCGCCTCCTCGGTGGTCTCATACTCCTGGCCATCCAGCTGCAGCCGCGTAGCCTCGACGATCACCGCGCCGTCGCTGCCCTCGAACGCCACCTCGCCGGTGGCCTTGGCCGCCTGGCGGCGGGGCACGCCCGCGCTGTGCAGGTGCAGCAGCTCGTCGTCGCAGGTCTCCGGGAACAGCTGACGCTCCAGCCACTGCAGGTAGCCATAAAGCCCGTGCGTCACCCCAGCCTGGCTGGTCGCCAGGGCCTTGGTCAGTCGGGTAGCCAGCGCCGCCTGGGCGCCCGGCAGCCGGGACAGCAGATCCTGATCCACTCGCCCCAAAAGCTCCGGTAGTGAAGGCCGTCTAAACGCCATTTATTCCTCCGTTATGCAGCGTTTCGCCACACATAGTCGTATTGCCGTTCCAGCAGCGAGCGATCGCCGCGCCGAATCACCACCCGCAGGCCCAGGGTGTCGCGCCGCATGTGCCACGCCTCCACCTCCACGGCCTCGGCCACCTCGTCCTCGGTCAGCCAGGCCAGCGCCTCCTCGGCATACACCTGGGCGCGGCGCAGCACCTCGTCCTGCTCCTTTTCCCGGTGCAGCAACCACAGGCGGGAGCCATGCGGCCGGTCGTTGTAGGCGTCCGCCCAGTAGCCCCGCCGGTCGCCGGTGCCATCCGGCAGCCGGTCCTCTTCCAGGGCGCGCCGATCAGTGAACAGCGACAGAATCACCGCCGTTTCCAGTCCCTCGTCGGTCGCCAGGTCGCCGCCCTGGATCTTCAGGTCGAAGCGCTTGGCGTCGGGGTCGAATCTCAATGCAATATCCATCAGCCCATCCCCTGGTTAGGCGCGCCGGTCGTGCCGCCGGAGTCGCCCGGGTGGTTGTGCCCGTTGTAGGTGTCGCGGATGCCCTGCATGGTGCCCTTCGGATCGGCCACGGAAGTCGCCGAAGACAGCGCGTCGGTGAAGGCGCCCGTACCGTTCACCACCAGGTTGCCGTTGATGGTCACGTTGCCGTCGTGGGTCGTGGTCGCCGTGATGTGACAGGTTGGCGCGGTCACCTCCAGGTGTTGCACCGCCTGCACCTGGATCTTGTCGCGCTTGAACACGATCACGTTGCCCAGGTCGTCGTAAATGGCCACCTCGCCCTGGGCCAGCTCCTTCACCCGGTACCGGCGGTCGTCCACCGCCAGCGCCACCGGGTGCGCCCGGGCACCGCCCACAGCCGCCACAATCGCCTCGGCCCCCGGGTGCGGGTGGCTGGTGTAGCCGTACTCCTGGAAGCGCTCGGCCCACGCGGGCTCGCCACCCAGCAGCGACACCTGCACGCCTTGCAGCTTCAGGCTGTCGTCCACCAACTTCAGCACGCCACGGGAAACCAGCAGGCGGATGCGCCGCCACACCGGCCCCATGAGGCGCTGCCAGGTACGTCGTTGATCAGCCATTACATCACCACCCAGCCGGTTGCCTGGTCGCCGCTGCCACCCTCGGCCTGCGGCTCCGGTACCGGCACTGGCTCAAAGGCCGCCGGCGGGGCCACGCGCAGCTCGGCGGTGCGCCCCTCGTTGCTCTCGATCAGCTGCACATCGCTGATCAACATCTGTTCATTCAGCCCCAGGTAAGCGTCCCGCACCTGCGCCAGGTCGCCCGGGCGCCACACGCCCTGTTCATGCCGCCAGGTGCCCACGGTGTAGGTCACGCCTCGGCCTTTGGCCCAGCGCATGCGCGCCTCCAGCTCTGCCCGGGTCTTGCAGTCGGCGGGGTCCGCCGGGGTGTCGCACACGATCAAGGTGGTGCGCGGCTTGCGCACACGCGGGTCGGTCGCTTCGCCCCGGGGGCCGGCGGCGTCCTCGCCGTTCCAGGAATCGGTACCGGGCGTCTGCCCCTCCACGATGTAGGTGTAAAAGCGGTCGCGGTCGCTGAACGCCCCGGAGCCCTTGCGGATATTCCCGCCCAGCTCCAGCGGCGTGCGGATCTCCCGCTGCACCGCGTGCACAATCACCAGACGGCCCTCGGCATCGCTGACAATGCGAGCGCCACGGATCTGCGCCGCCCGCTCGATGGCCTCGGCGATCGGCTGGCCATCCTCCAGGGCAAACTCCCGGAAGGGCTTGTCCGCACCCACCGTGTCGATCACCTCGATGCCGTAGGGCTCGGCCAGGGTGGTCGCGATCTGCAGCAGGGTCTGTCCGTCGAAGCGCTGATCCTTGCCGCTGCAGTCGATCAGGTCCGACGCCTTGCTCCGGCCGCTGGCCGCGATGGTGTGGCTGGTCGCGTCGTAGTCGGGCAGCACCTCGTCCAGGTAGCCGGTCACCACCAGCTCGTCACCCACGTGCACCGTGCAGGCTTCGCCCGGCGTCACCGGGCGCACCAGGCCGGAGTCGGCCCAGCGCTCGGTCAGGGTCAGCTCGAAGCTGTCGGCGATCTGTTCCAGGGACAGGCGAATGCGTACTTCCTGCCAGCCCTGGTGGCGCTGGCTGCCGATCTGCAGCACTACTGGCTCGCGCTTACTCACTCAGCACCTCCAGCGCGATCCCGCCGCGCAGGGCACCGGGGTGGCGGGCGTTGTTGCGCACCGCGATCTCGTCGGCGC